CGAAGCTAATGAAAACGACTTCTACCCCATAAAGCTGCCTTGGGATGCGCATCCCGACCGCGACCAAGATTGGTTTGAGAAAGAGACAAAGAATATGTCTCGCCGGCAAATAGCTCAAGAGCTTGAATGCAATTTTAATACCTCTGGGGAGACAGTGGTACATCCCGACGACTTAATGAGGATGGCGACAGAAATATGTGAACCCAAACATAGGACAGGGTTTGATAGAAATTTTTGGATATGGCAGGAGTATGACCCTAATAATGCATATTTAATTTCTGCCGATGTGGCGAGAGGCGACGGTCAAGACCATTCCGCATTTCAGCTTTTCAACGTAAACACTATGGAACAGGTTGGAGAATATAGAGGAAAAATATCCCTCGACCTGTTCGCGAACTTACTGTGCCAAGTGGGAAAAGAGTATGGGAACTGTATGGTGGTGGTCGAAAACAATTCAGTTGGATATACAGTGTTAGACAAGTTAATAGAGGCAGTATATCCGAATTTATACTATGCATTAAAGTCAAGCCACGAGTATATAGACCCTGTTCAGGCAGAGGCAGTATCTAATTCGGTCCCAGGGTTCAGCACAACATCTAAAACGCGCCCTCTTATTATTGCAAAATTGGAAGAATTCATAAGAAATCAACTAATTAATATAAATTCTTCGAGGACTTTAGAGGAGCTTAAAACTTTTATTTGGAACAATGGAAAGCCACAGTGCATGAAGGGTTATAATGACGACTTGGTTATGTCTTTGGCAATTTTATGTTGGGTGAAGGATACTGCACTTACAACAAACGAGAGACAGTTAGAGTACGCAAAAGCTTTTATAGGCTCCATGAAGGTGTCGAAAACAAAATTGAATACGACAATTCCTGGTATGGAGGGTTATAAAAAAGATGAGGACTTTGCTAAAATAAAGAAGCACCATGATCAATTTGGATGGCTCTATAAAGGATAAAATGAATGGCTGATCAAAAGAAAAACCCGAGGAATGCGGCATCTCCACTTTTTAAAAGATTAACGAGATTACTGTCAGGCCCGCTTGTAAACTATCGTCAACAAACGCCTCGGCAATTGCGCCGACGCCAGCTAGACAAATACAAGTTCAAGTCAGCCAGTGGGCAGCAATTCAAGAAGACAGAGTATAACCCGTTCTCCAGTTTGCAGGCCAACTACATGGTCAACCAGAACCGTGGTGACCGTTATGTAGATTTTGATCAGATGGAGTTCACGCCTGAGATAGCGTCCGCCTTAGATATTTATGCAGATGAGATGACAACTTCAAGTGATTTGCAACCGTTGCTGTCGATTGATTGTCAGAATGAAGAAATCAAATCTATCCTCGATTCATTATATCACAACATTATGAACATTGAGTTCAACCTTTTTGGCTGGTGCCGATCTATGTGCAAGTTTGGAGACTTCTTTTTATACATAGATATTGATGAGCAGTCTGGCGTCAAGAACGTTATTGGCTTACCAAGCCATGAAGTAGAAAGGCTCGAAGGGGAAGATGCAACAAATCCCAATTACATCCAATATCAGTGGAACTCTGGTGGCATTACATTTGAGAATTGGCAAATTGCCCACTTCAGAATTCTTGGAAACGACAAGTATGCACCATATGGCACCTCTGTTTTGGAGCCCGCTCGCAGGATCTGGAGGCAATTGATTCTTCTGGAAGATGCGATGATGGCGTACCGCATTGTTCGTTCGCCCGAGCGCAGGGTGTTTAAGATCGATGTAGGGAACATTCCAGCGCCTGATGTAGAGCAGTACATGCAAAAGGTTATGACGCAAATGAAGCGTAATCAAGTTATTGACCCTGACACTGGCCGCGTCGATCTGCGCTACAATCCGATGAGCATTGATGAAGACTATTTCATTCCCGTCCGCGGAGGCGCCTCTTCAGAAATTACCACATTGCCTGGCGGTACATACACTGGGGATATTGACGATGTTAAATACTTGAGAGACAAGTTATTCTCAGCACTTAAGGTGCCACAATCATACCTTTCTAGGGGTGAAGGTGCAGAGGAAGATAAGACAACATTGGCTCAAAAGGACATTCGCTTTGCGAGAACGATTCAGAGACTACAGAGGTCGATAGTTGCTGAACTGGAAAAGGTTGGGGTTATCCACCTGTACACGATGGGTTACCGAGCATCAGACTTAGTTTCTTTTAAATTGGCTCTTAATAACCCATCTAAGATTGCTGAGTTACAAGAACTGGAATCTTGGAGAACAAAATTTGACACAGCGGGCGCTGCCACTGAGGGTTTTTTCAGCAAGCGCTGGGTTGCTAAGCACATCTTTAAATTGTCTGACGAAGAGTTCTTGCGTAATCAGCGTGACATGTTTCACGACGCTAAGCTCATGGCCGCTTTGGAGGCTGTTCCCGAGCAAGTTGCTTCTGAGTTGACCGCCGACGCCGGCGGAGCCGACGCTGGCATGGAAGGCATGGAAGGAGGCGACGAGGGAGCCGGCATGGAAGGCATGGAAGATCTGGAGGTCGGCGGGGATGAAGGGGGTATGGAGGACATGGAGGAGATGCCCGCTGAAGAACCTGGGGGTGATGACTCTGCCCTTCTCGCGGCGCCTGGATCAAGAGACGATGACAATGACGTTTGGATAAAGTTTAAAAACAAAAAGGGCGAAACCACCACAAGCCGGTCTAAGCGTAAAAAATACAAGCCAAGAGACATTGATGCCCGTGGCATGGGCGCCCGCAAGAAAAGCATGATGGGCCTCGCAGGTCATTCGCAAGGCGGAAGGAAAAACCTGTTCAAAGGATACTCAGATTTGAGTTCTTTGAGTAGGGGGGTTTATACCGAAAGCCAGAAATCTGAAGAAGAAAAGATTTTTGAGGTAAATCAAGAGATTAGAAATCTAATTATTGAGTTGGATACAAGATATAAAGTGGAGCAAGATGAAAATGAAGCTTAAGCACAATAAAAAGAGGAACACGGCTTTTTTATACGAGTCGCTGGTCCGTGAGTTAACAAAGGCCGTTCTTTCTAAAAACACAGAGAGAAAAGCAACAATTACAAGTCTTATAAAGGAGCACTTCAAAAAGGGCGAAATCTTAGCACAAGATCTAGAGTGCTACAGATCCTTGAGCGAGACCGACTCCATGGAGCCATATACTGCTGAAAAACTAATTTGCGAGATTAGAAATATACGCTCCCAGATGGACAAGAAGAAGTTGTTCAGCCGTCAAACTAGACTTATCAATGATGTCAATAAAAAGCTGTCAGACAAGGTGTTCTCTAATTTTGTCCCGAATTACAGAAGTCTGGCTACGATATACCAGATTTTCGATTCAGAACTGCCCGTCAAGAAGAGGGTAATTCTTGAGCAAAACATATTGGCTGGCATGGTATCTCTTAAGGGGGAGAAAGAGGGCACCATGAAGCCAATTGACAACGTTGTTTTTAAAACATTCTCAAAGAAGTTCAACGAACAATACTCTGGCAGCTTGCTGGAAGAACAAAAAGAACTTTTGAAGCATTATATTTTTTCCTTTTCTGACAACGGCCTTTCTTTGAAGGTGTATCTGAACGAAGAGTTAGGAAGATTAAAGACAAGATTGGTTAGTTCTCTTCGGGAAGAAGATGTCGAAAACGATGAGGAGATGACATCTAAGACAAGAAACATTATTTCTATGCTAGAGGAGTACACTCAGAACAAGCTGGATGAGAAGGTAATAAAAAAGATAATGAAAATCCAAGGCCTTGTGCAGGAGTTGGATAGCTAATGGCTGAGATTAAGGTAAAAGTAGACGTTGATCAGTTGAGCGATGCTAAGCCTACTGGCCCAAATGATCAACCTGTGCAGGCCGAAATGGAACTCAAGGCTAGAAAAACCCTTGATGGTGACTTTATGATTATGGACCACGAAGTGATCGATATTGTACTGTCCCCCAAGAAGCAAAAAGTTATAGCGTTTCCAAAGGACAATATGGGCGACTTGGTGTATGACGCGCAAAATCGCCTTTTCCACCACTTGGCTAAAAAGGGCGTTGTCGCTCCAGACACGGTGCAGGGCGGTAACTATTATGGCTCGCTTGAAGGGAAATTGCTTGCGTCCGAACAAGAAGGTGTCAGCACCAATCAGATGGCTATCTTTTCCATTGGCAAGTTCCTTGAAGAAGAGGCACCTTTCTATATGTTCCAAAAGACATATGATGAGGAGCAGGATGACCTATTGACCGATCCCGACAAAGAAAGTTCAACAGAGCTTGGTGAGGTGCCACATGATGATACGAAAGGTTCGATCGTTCCCGGCATCCGCCCTTATGGCCTACTTTACAGGATTTGGGAGGGTAAGAATAGATAATGGATTTATTATATTTTGTTCTTTGCGCTTTTGGGATAACACAAATAATAGTTTATGGGTCAATTTTTGATCGCATTCGACCAACGTGTGGCGAGATGGGGAAGCTTTTTCATTGTACAATGTGTATGGGCTTCTGGGTCGGTGTCTTTCTTTTGGGCATAAACAGATATACGGAACTATTTACTTTCGAATATAATATCGTGAATTTCTTGCTTTTGGGCAGTTTAAGTTCTGGTACTTCTTATATTCTTAGTGAGTTGTTTGGGGACTGTGGTATTAAGGTCTCTCTTAACAATAGCGGAGGAAGTGAAAATGGTTAAAAGATGGATGCTGCAACCAGTTCGCCACTGCTGCAAGGGCTCTTAGCTCGCGCGGGTAATGCCCGCAAAAAACTTTTTTGGAGAAAAACATGCATATTACAAAGACTAAACTAAAACAAATTATTAAAGAAGAGTTGCAAGCTGTATTGGCTGAGGGTTTCGGCGGTGGACGAGCCATTGGCTCTCCCGGTACTGGAGCAGCTTTTGGACCAATGAGTGCGGAACAGAAAGAAAAGGTAGAGATGCTACTTAACGACCTTCATGCCGCCGGCGCCTCCCCCGAAGAGGTGGCCGCCCAGGTCACAAG